ATAACTTAGTTGAACGATATCTTGATGATGACTTAGAGGAAACTCTAACGGTTGACGAAGAATTTAATCAAGGTTCATTCCTACTTGCGTCTTTGGTCCCAACAACATATGAAAGGGTTTCCACTATGGGAACCGCAACATTATGGGAAATCCAAATGAGAGCTTGGTCATATAAGAACATGTTGGCAATTCCTAAAAAGAATGAAAAAACAGAATTTGTAGGAGGTTTATCACGTCTACTTAAAGTAGGATTTTCTACTGATGTATTGAAACTTGACTTCTCGTCACTTTATCCATCAATACAACTTGTTCATGATGTATTTCCAACTTGTGATATCACAGGAGCAATGAAGGGTATGTTACATTACTTCCGTAATACTCGTATCAAGTATAAAAACTTGGCTAAGGAATATCAGGATATTGATAAAAAACAAGCAACATCATTTGACAGAAAACAATTACCGATTAAGATATTCATTAACTCACTATTCGGGGCGTTGTCGGCACCTCAAGTATTTCACTGGGGTGACATGTATATGGGTGAACAGATTACTTGTACAGGAAGACAATACCTTCGTCAGATGTTACGTTTTTTTATGAAAAGAGGATATATTGCGTTAGTGTGTGACACAGATGGTATGAACTTCTCATTACCTGAAGGAGGTGTGGATGATAGAAGATATATCGGTAAAGGAACCAATTGGGGGGTTAAAGAAGGTAAAGAATATAGAGGATATGATGCTGATGTTGCTGAGTATAATGACACGTTTATGAAAGGGGCAATGTCGTTAGATAATGACGGAACATGGAAATCCTGTATGAATATTGCTCGTAAGAACTACGCAACAATGGAACATAACGGTAAGATTAAACTTACAGGTAACTCCATTAAGAGTAAGAAATTACCTTTATACATTGAGGACTTTTTGGACAAAGGAATTAAGATGTTATTAGAAGGTAATGGACAATCATTTGTTGAGTGGTATTATGAATATTTGGAGGTAATCTATAATCAACAAATTCCATTAATGAAGATTGCTCAAAGAGCAAAAGTAAAACTATCTATTGACGATTATAAGAAACGTTCAACTGAAAAAACAAAGGCAGGCAATATGATGTCAATGATGGCACATATGGAATTGGCAATTAGAGATGGTATTGCGGTTAGTTTGGGTGATGTCATATTTTATGTTAATAACGGACTTAAAGCTTCACACGGAGATGTTCAAAAGGTTAATGAGAAAATGAGTAAAAAAGATAAAGATGATTATACCTCTCTTCACGGAAAACCACCTGTATTGGGGTCAACAATCCAACTTAATTGTTACCGTCTTAACCCATCAGAATTAGAAAATAATCCTGATATGACAGGTGAATATAACATAGCGAGAGCTATAGTGACTTTCAATAAACGAATTGAACCGTTGTTAATTGTTTTTGGTGAAGAAGTTAGAAATAATCTAATAGTTACAGACCCTAAAGACAGAGGTTTATTTACTAAAGACCAATGTAAACTAATCAATGGTATTCCATTTGAGGATGGTGACCAAGATAGTATTGAAGATTTGTTAACAATTACAGACCAAGAAAAGATATATTGGGAAAAACGAGGAGTTGACCCCGAATACATTTACGAACTAGCTGAAGAAGGTTGGGAAGAAATGGTATAATAAAAAAGGAATATGTTAAAAATACATATTCCTTTTTTTTATGATTGTTTTAGACCGTCTGAAGATATGATATACCAGCTATCTTCAACTAATAAAAATTCAACACAAGACCCTTTACCTAATTCTATTTCATCAAACTCATCATCAATCTTATTATTAAATGGTTTAACTATAATTTTACCCAAACATTTTATTACGATATGTTGGGTTACAAGGTTATTTAAAATTATTATACCGTCGGTAATATCTTTTACTAAAATGAAATTTTCAGATTGGGTTAAATAACTATTCCCAATTAAATCAGGAGTTTCTGATGTTAAAATTGTTGGGTAAACACCGAACCTTTTATCACCAATTTGTTTTTTGATAAATTTTTTTTCTAATAAAGTCATAATTAAATTACATATATTTGTCTTGGCATTGCTGTAAATTTCTTAATCTTATTTAAGTTTTCAGCTAATAACGCTTCTCTTTCCATTACCTTTTCAGGTTTTAATCTTGTTAGACGACCTTCAGCTCCGGTCAATTCATCAATCAATTTAGTTTTTTCATCCTTAGCTTCAGTTGACAATGATGCGTAGTCCATTGTTAATTCTGAATCAGGAGTTTTGATATTACCACTGAATTTACCTCTTACTCTTGATAACGTTTCTTTAGCATAAGCGAAGAACCATCTACGAACCCAAACTTGTGCGGGGTTATTTAAATCGTCCCAGTTGATTTTTTCAAAAGGAACGTCTGAAGGTAATTTAATGATATCAGGGTTGTCTTTAAGACATTTATCTCTATCTCCTTGACCTGTATCGTAATACCAATACCAAACTTTACCATTCATTAATGTTGCGTTACCAAAGTCAAATTTACCACCTGGAGTATTCATCAAGTGAATTGCTTTTTTCCCTTCAGGTAATGCAGTTACTCTATATGTTAAATCACCACCAATAATTCTTCTTTGGATATTAATCTCTTGCATTCTTAATAACATATCAAACGCTGGCATCATAAAGTATGAACCTGAACCTCCCATTTGTGAGAAACCTCCGGGACCTCCGATACCTGTACCGCCTAAAGCTCCAAAACTCCAAGGGTCAAACATTATATTATTTAATGTTGAGGGTGTAAACCATAACAATTCATTTAATTCTCTTCCCGCAGGAATTTCATAAATTTGTTGTCCTCTTACAAGTTGTATATAATCTTTTTTTAATTCCCAATCACCACCTGCTTGTAATCCAACAATTTTGGAATATGCGTAAGTGTATCGTTCTTCAAAATTGAAATCTTTAGTTATGAAAGCTCTTGATAATGATTGTGTATCTAAATTAAGATTATATAGTGAAGTCCATTGAGATTCAATCAACCAATCCTGAATATATTGTGAATAATCTTCAATAGACAATTCTAAAAGTGAATCTAATTGTTCGTCTTCTAATTCAATACTTCTTAATGGTGCTCCAAGAAGATGTCTTAATTTAGTGAAGAGTTGTGTTCTATATGGTTCAGAAATTATTGACATAGGTTTTTATTCTATAAATATTAAGATAGTGTATAAATTAAACTATCTTGTGGAAATACAAAGTTACCGTCAACTATTTTTGTTCCCGAATTTTCAAATACTAAAATAGTTGTCCCCTTACTGAATATTATCCAGTCTGTTGTATATTTTTTAACTTGACCTGAATTTAAAATAGTTATCTCGTTTTCAGATTCTAAAATGTTTGAATAAGGTTTGATTTGTGCGGTATATTCTCTTCCGTTATCTTTGATAATACAGTCAATACCTTTAACCATATCTAATTTACTTCCAAGTTCACCAATTCTTGTAACATTATCATCTCCAAATTTTTTCTTTAGAATTTTTACTGTTAAATCTTCGGTTTTATTACCTTGTTTATCTTTTACATCAAGAATTTCCATTATGTTTTTAAAAGTATCAGATTCTTGATTAAATATTCTTGAACCATATCTCTCAATTAATAAAGTCATTCTTTCAACTTCGTCTATTTGTTCTTGTGGTGTTTTACCAACAAAATCTAAAACGGGTTGGTTTTGTAATTTTAACAATTTATTTAAATCATTAACAAGAATACAAAAACCATAATAGTTTGTGTTAAGTTTATTAATTACTGACCTTCCTTTTTTTTCTAAATCATAAATTCCTGACATCTGACCTTTTTCGTATTCATTGTATCTATAGAAATTATTAGGAAAAACATTTTTCAAAACATTACCAATACTTCGCATAAATATTTCCTTCACTTTATCATTGATGTTGAATATAAATCTATATGTCTGAGCCATCTCATAAGTACAAGATGTGGATTTTGATTCAATAAGAAGATTTTTTGAGAAAATAGATTCAGTTAACTTTGTTTTCATTTTCATCTTTAACATTTTGTTGACAAACTGCCAATTGACACTGTCCCAAAAATTTTTGATATAATTGTTTTTTTCGTTTTTGTATTTTAAATAATACGCATGTTCCCAAAGGTCTAATCCCAATATAGGATAACCACCATTTTTAATAACATTCATGAGTGGGTTATCTTGGTTTGGTGTTGACATAACTTTTAGTTTATCACCTTTTGTTAGTATCAACCACACCCACCCTGAACCAAATCTTTCTTGAGCAAATTCTTCAAAAACAGTTTTAAATTCTCTATAACTTCCAAAATCTTTTTTAATTTTTTCTAAAATATCACCTTGTATTTTTTGTTTTTTAGGTGATAACATCTTCCAAAATAACGCATGATTAAATGCCCCACCGGCATTATTTCGGATAGTTTCGTCGTACTTACTAATTGATTTAACGATTTCTTCTAACTCTAAATCTCCGTAGTCCTTTTGAGAAAGTGCCTTATTTAGTTTTTTGACATACCCTTTGTAATGTTTATTATAATGGGTTGACATCGTTTCTGAATCAATAAAGTTTTTTAATGCAGAATATGAGTAAGGTAATTCTTCAATACCTATACGTTTCATCTCTGATAAAATGAACTTTTTGTTTGTTTGATACTCCTCTTTTAAAAGTTGTTCGTTAATCAGATTGATTTTTTCTTCAATCTTTTTCATACAGTGTTATTTTAATAATAAATAATCTAAAAGTTCAAATTATCTTAAGTTATTAATTTTATTCATGATTTCTTCAACAACATCCCCTGAATTAAGGTTATCTCCCATAACAGTTGCGATGTTTTGTTTTTTATTATTAATCATGTCGTATATAATTCCCTCTATTGTATTTTCAAATATTGGGTAGTATACTGACACTGAATTCTTTTGACCATAACGATACGCTCTATCTTCAGCTTGTGATAAGTCACCTGGTACAAATGAAAGGTCATTTATAATAACTGCTTCAGCTGCGGTAAGAGTAATACCAACACCCGCGGCTTTAATATTACCAACAAATACTTTAATTTTATCGTTTTCTTGGAATTGGTCAACCGCATATTGTCTTTGTGGTTTTGAACAACTACCATCTAAATGAACAGCTTGTTTACCAAAATGTTCTTTTATTTTATTTAAAGTTTCAGTAAAATTAGTGAAAATAATAACTTTTTTATCTTGGTCTAAAATATTTTGAGCTAACTCAATTGTGCTACTAACTTTTTCTTCTGAAATAACTTGTCTAACCTTCATAAGTTTTGAGAACTGTACGGTTAATGACGAAGATTCTTCTTTTTTATTGTCGTACCAATTATAATATTCACCCATTAGTCCTTCATACAACCTTGACCTCAATCTTAAATAAACGGGTGTGATGATTTTATCAGGTAAATCTAAAACATCTTCTTTCAATCTTCTTAACACCTGTCTTGATGTTCTATCTCTTAATTCTTCTAAATTTGATGCTCCTGTAACATTCCAAACCTTTCTATTTCCAGCCTTAAATTGATATCCTTGACAGTATCTAATGGCATAAGCCATCCAATTCTGAGCAACAGGACTTTCAATTAAACTTAATAAATTAAAATAATTCATAGGTCTTGATGTCATAGGTGTACCAGTCAGTAACCATAACCTATCAACCTTTTTTGAGAAATTATTAACCAATTTTGTCCTTTGAGCCTGACCATTTTGAACATAGTGTGCCTCATCTATGATAATTAAGTCAGGATTAAATTGATATATCAATGAATTTTCTTTTTCCTTTAAGTCATAGAAATTTTTAAGGATATCGTAGTTTACAATGACAAAATCATGGTCAATTGAGAAATTTTTACCATCAGCAATATAAACACTTCTATCACTATAATTTTTTATTTCTCTCTCCCAGTTTATTTTGAGAGATGCAGGACAAATGATAAGAATTTTTTTAGAACCTGTTTCCAACGCAGCAATGATTGTTGATGTGGTCTTACCCAATCCCATATCATCAGCTAAAATAAATCTTTTACTACCCACAAGTTTCTCAATCGCTTCATTTTGATGTTCTAATGGTGGTCTATGTGAATATTTTGAATAATCTATCGTTACTTTTTCTATAATATGTGTCTTAATTAACGCACCTTTTGGTAACCAAAAATCATGAATCTCTTCAATTTCAAATAATTTACCCCAAATATGATACGACTTCTCTTTTTCCGCTAACAATTTCTCAACCCAAACATTTTGAGGTATTTCAGTATAAAGTTTTTCGTCAGCAATCTTTTTTGAGAAATAAGGGTCTAAATCAACCCATTTTTTAGCAACTTTTGGTTGTTTATCGTGGAAATTTATAATATAATCTGATTGAGAACGTGTTAAATAAAACTTTTTACTTTTTTGAAAGTTCTTTTTTAATTTCAGAATATAATTATTTGCACCATCATAACTTTCAAGTATTGATAATGCTCTGGTTTCAACAGTATTGGGGATATTTGAATTAGGTAAAGATTCCAATGTTCACTTTTAATATAAAAATAATCAATTAATTAATATTTATCAATATGTCAGAGAATAAAGTTCCAATAACAAGAATAGGTAAATTTTTTGGGGAAGAAGATTTCAATTTGGAAATCTCTATGGGAGAAGAATGGTTGAATGGAGATATGAATTTTACATTAATTCTTTATAGAGTTGATAGGGTTAAAACTAAGACAGATGATGTTTACGGTGAAACTTTACAAGACGGAATTAAGTTTCTACCACCTGTTGAATTTAAGGGTTATGTTAAAATAATGGCACCTGAAAACAAATATTTGGGTACAAGTAAGTTAGACCAAACAGAACCTGGTAATTTAAATGTAGGGGTATACCAACGTCAGTTAGATGAGTTAGGTGTTGATATTAATTATGGTGACTACATTGGTTATTATGAAACTGAAAGTAGAGTTAGATATTATGTGGTAAACAATGATGGTCGTGTTACGTCTGACAATAAACACACTTATGCAGGTTATAAACCATTCTACAGGTCAATAATAGCATCGGCAGTTATGAATAATGAATTTAGAGGATTATGAAAATTATAATTTTTGAAAGACAACTTAAATCCATAGTTAAAAAAATGAGCAACAATAGAGTTGTTTGTGAAAAATGTGGGTGGTCTTGGGATTTATTAGACGGAGGAGATGACCCTCATACTTGTCATAAATGTTTTCACACTAATGAAGAGAATTAATGGCATTACCTAAAAAAATTAAACCATACTTACCTTTGACGGAACCAAAAACATTGTTACCAAGAAGGTACGAGTTATTGGAAAAAATAAATAAAGATGGTACTTACCTACCAAAATCTTTATTGCATGCCGATTTAGATAGAGGGTTTTTAGATTTTGTAAGAGACGAATTAAAAACTGTTGTAACAGGAAAAATCATTCCAACAGTTGATATTATTATAACCACTCAGAACTGGTCTCAATTTACCGAAACGTGGGATTTCCAAAATTTAGATAAGAATGTTGACCCACCATTGATTACTACAGTTCGTAATCCTGAAGTTAAATTTGGTACTAACCCTGCGGTAATGTATAACATTCCAAATAGAAGATTATATTTTTATGCTCAAGTACCTACTTGGGACGGTCAAAGACATGGTATGGACATTTATAAAATACCACAACCTGTACCTGTTGATATTACTTATTCTGTTAAAATTATTTGTAATAGAATGAGAGAACTTAACTCATTTAATAAAGTTGTTTTAGAAAAATTTGCGTCAAAACAAGCTTACCAAGTGATTAAAGGACATTATATTCCGATTGTTATGGGTAATATTACAGATGAATCGGAATTGACTATTGAAAAAAGAAAGTTTTATATTCAGACCTATGAATTCACAATGTTAGGATTCTTAATTGATGAAGATGAATTTGAAGTTTCACCTGCAATTAATAGGCTTTTACAGGTTGTTGAATTAGATAAAGGAGTTTCAAGAAAACAGAAAAAAATAAATAATAATCCCGCTAGTACTAATTTAGATGTCCTATTTGTGGTGGGTAATAGTTTGATTTCTCAAAGATTTGATTACACGGTTAATTTAAATCTTGGTGAGACAAGTAATGTTAAAAACTTTGAAGTTTATATTAATAACTTGTATTATGGAGAAAATGTTGGAATAATCCAAGTTAATACAGGTGATGTTATAAAAATAGAAATTACAAAGAATGATGACAGTTTAGAGTCAAAAATTCAATTCAATAACCTACTCCTTTAATTTTCTCCATAGATATCTTTCTTTGGCTTACAGTTATCTAAGATAAGTTTTTCTAAGAACCTATACATAACTACACCATTGTTATCACAATATTTTTTTAGTACATCATGAGTTTCAATTGATATCTTAAGATTTTTTATTTTTTTAATATTACCGTCCATAGTAGAAAATAGGTAGAAAATATTCTGCCCAATTTATAAATACATTGAATAAAGTCAAGTATTTTGTTTTTTTTTCAAATATTTATCTATAAAATAAATTAACTAACAAAAAATCTAGTAATGGCATCTAACAGTAAAGTTTTTGTATCTCCAGGTGTTTACACATCTGAGGTAGACTTAAGTTTTGTTTCACAAAGCGTGGGTGTTACAACTTTAGGTATTGTAGGAGAGGCTCTAAAAGGTCCGGCATTTGAGCCTATTTTCATCACAAATTTTGATGAATTCTCTACATACTTTGGTGGTACTTCCCCAGAAAAATTTGTGAATACACAAATCCCAAAATATGAAGCGGCGTATATCGCAAAATCATATTTACAACAATCAAATCAATTATTTGTAACTAGAGTTTTAGGGTTATCAGGATATGACGCAGGACCTTCATGGTCTATCTATACAGTGGCAAATGTTGACCCGACAACTGTAGCATTCAAATGTATAAATTCAGAACCGGCATCTCCCGAAACAGATTGTGAACCAATATGTTTGGAATACGAAACTATTCCTTTCATATTTGACTTCACGGGTTGTACTTCAGGTGTTGAAAGTATATCGTATACTTCATCATTACCGGCAATTATACAAGACAAATTAACAACTCCATTTGAATTATTCAACGGAAGTGTTTCAAGTATTAACGCAAATCTTAAAAATCAAATTTACCAAGTAATGTTAAATAATTCTTTGGTGAATTCTTCAGTATACTTTTACGGAGTGATTGAGGGTAACGATTATGATGGTTTAGTAACATCTTATGGTACTTCTAATTTAACAAATGTATATGGAGTTGATGATGTTAGTTCAACAACGGCTGACTTATCAGACCCAAATAACGACCCTTGGTATTACTCATTATTTAATAATGTTGGTAACTCTGTTTACTCAGGTTCATCATTCTACACAACAATTGTTGATTTCGCAACAACAACGACTTCTTCAAATTGTGCATCATTCTTTAACTATAGTGTAAGTGGTGTAACAGGAGGAATTAATTATAATACTAACACAATTAACGTTATTTTACCATACGCTACTTTCTCATCTGTAACTTTAACAAATGTTATCAGTAACTTTAGTGCATGTACAACAGATATAACGGTTAATTCGGTTCCTCAACAAAGTGGAGTAACGACTAACGATTTTTCAGGTGGTTGTTTAACATATGTGTTAACTTCTGAAGATTCTTCCGTTACGGCTGAATGGACTGTTTGTGTAACAATTGAAAATCCTTGTAACCCAGCGGTAACAGGAAGTACAGGTTCTCAAAACGCAAGTACATTTGTTACTTGTTATAGTGGAAGTATGATGGGTACAATTTATGTGTATTCAGGTACGGCTTACACTGACTTTGACGATTTAGTAATTGCTACTCTACGTTCAAGAGGTGTTGCAAATTATAGTAATGATGACGGAGCGGTATATGAAGTTTCTGGATTAACAGATGTTCAAATGGTATGTACAGGTCCATACAGTGGAATTAGTACTAATCCTTACGCAACATTTGGTTTGAATATTACAGGAAAAACAGGTACACCATACTTCTTTGAAACTTCATTCACTAATTCTGACCCAAAATATATTTCAAAAGTATTTGGTTCATCAAACTTTGGTAAACCAAAATCAATTGTTCCATTGTTTGTAGAAGAAAGATATCAAGCTCTATTAAACTACGGGTATAAGAAGGGTTATATAAGAGGTTTAAATTGTGAATTAATTTCTTTACCTGACGCTAGACAAGGTTCTGACGGAACGTCAATCGGTTGGTACTTAGAACAATATCAATCACCAAGTTCTCCTTGGGTTGTGTCAGAATTAAGAGGTAATAAAGTATTTAACTTATTTAAATTTACAACAATCGCTGATGGTAATTCTGCTAATATTGAAGTTAAAATTTCTATAGCAAACATTTCATTCAGTAACGGTACATTTGATGTATTAGTTAGAGATTTCTTTGATAGTGATGCAAATCCTGTAGTACTTGAGAAGTTTACTAATTGTGCTATGAATCCGAATGAAAATAACTTTATCGCGCAAAAGATAGGTACTGTTGATGGTGAATATCAACTGAACTCAAAATATGTGATGATTACTATGAATGAAGATGCTCCGATAGACGCACTTCCTTGTGGTTTTGAAGGTTATTTAACAAGAGAATATGCAGGTGCTAAATCTCCATTCCCAATTTATAAAACTAAATATGACTATCCTGGTGAAGTTATTTATGACCAACCATTCGGTACCTCAACAGGTGCGAATGACGCTAATACAAGTTCAGGTGATAATGTTAGAAGAACATATTTAGGTATTTCTGATACAATCGGTTATGACGTAGATTTCTACAATTATAAAGGTAAACAACTTCCATTAGATATTTGTAACGATACAACTGGTGACAATTGGGCGTATTTAACAAGAGGTTATCACATGGACGTAGACGCACAGTCAATCTTGATTCCTTCAGGATTTGCAACTGCGGGACAACCAAAATTCTATGTGGGTAGTTCACCATTTACAACTGACCCTGAAAGTACTGATAACCAATATTATAGATTATTCTCTCGTAAGTTCTCATTACTATGTAATGGTGGATTTGACGGATGGGATATCTATAGAGAATCAAGAACTAATATTGATAGATTCGTATTAGGTAAAGCAGGATATTTGAATGGGGCTTGTTCTTCAATCAAATACCCAAATGCTACAGGATGGGGAGCGTTTAAACAAATCTCAGTAGGTGATAACACTATGGATTGGGGTAATACCGACTATTACGCTTACTTATTAGGACAAAAGAGTTTCTCTAACCCTGAATCAGTTAATATTAACGTATTTGTAACACCTGGTATTGACTATTTAAACCATAGTAACCTTGTTGAATCAGCAATTGAAATGATTGAATATGATAGAGCTGACTCATTGTATATCTGTACAACTCCTGACTACCAAATGTTTACACCGTCATCTTCAGACCCAACGGATTTAATATATCCAACTGAAGCGGTAGATAATTTAGATGGTACAGGAATTGATTCTAACTACACAGCTACTTACTATCCTTGGGTACTTACAAGAGATTCGGTAAATAACACTCAAATCTATCTTCCAGCAACTGCTGAAGTTTGTAGAAACTTAGCGTTAACCGATAACATTGCATTCCCTTGGTTCGCAGCGGCGGGTTACACTCGTGGTATCGTAAATGCGGTTAAAGCACGTAAGAAGTTAACACAAGAAGATAGAGATACTTTATACAAAGGAAGAATTAACCCAATTGCTACTTTCTCTGATGTAGGAACTGTAATATGGGGTAATAAAACTCTTCAAGTTAGAGAATCAGCTCTTGACAGAATCAATGTTAGAAGATTGTTATTACAAGCTCGTAAATTGATTTCTGCGGTTTCTGTAAGATTGTTATTTGAACAAAATGACCAAAAAGTAAGACAAGATTTCTTAAATGCGGTTAATCCGATATTAGACGCTATCAGAAGAGATAGAGGTTTATACGATTTCCGTGTAACAGTTTCTTCAGATACTGCTGATTTGGACAGAAACCAAATGACAGGTAAGATTTATATCAAACCTACAAGGTCTCTTGAGTTTATAGATATAACATTCTTTATTACACCAACAGGAGCATCTTTTGAAAATATATAATAACCTTAAATGACAGACCGGTAGAAATATCGGTTTGTCATTATATTTAATAATATGAGAGTTTATTTAATTGAAACTGTAAGAGAAGAATTTACACCTGATACCGTATATTGGGCGTTTGACTGGGATGATAATATTTTAACAATGCCCACTCAGATTGTTCTATTGGACGACAAAGGTGAAGAAGTTCTTATGTCTACTGAAGATTTTGCTGAACATAGACATCAAATCGGTGTTGAACCTTTTAAATATAAAGGAAAAAATGTTGTGAGTTATGGAAATGAACCATACAGATTTTTCTCAACCAAAGGGGACAAACGTTTTTTAATTGATGTGATGTTTGCTAAAGAAGGTCCTGAATGGGGTAAGTTTGTTGAGACAATAAATAATGGTTCAATCTTTGCAATCGTAACTGCTAGAGGACATTCACCATTAGTGATACGTAAAGCTATAGAAAACATGATTGAGTCCAATTATAAAGGAATCAATAAAAAAGAATTAGTGAAAAATTTAAGAAAATACCGTCATTTTGCTGAAGAAGACGATATGAGTAATGATGAATTAATTAATTCTTACATGGATATGAATAAGTATTATCCTGTGACTTATGGACAAGGTTCTGCAGCTCAACCTGAAAAATTAAAAGTAGAAGCTTTAAAAGAATTTCATAATTATGTTAATTATATATCAGGAATTTTACATAAACCAGCATACTTAAAGAATGTAATATCAAATAGATTTGTACCTAAAGTAGTATTTTCAGATGATGATAAAAGAAATATTGAATATGCACATAAGAGTTTAAGTAATGACCCTGAAAACAAATTTGAATTTATTTTAACACAAGGAGGAAAGAAACAAAGATATGAACCAGAGAATTAATAACATAGTCTAGTATAAATTTCTTATAAAAAAAACAAAAGTAAAGAGAAAAATTTTTAAACTAGATATTTATAAAAAAAACATAAAATAAAAAAATTAAAAAAATAACAATATGGCTGATTTACTGATGAAAATGCCGGTACCTTACGAACCCAAAAGACAAAACCGATTCATATTAAGTTTTGATTCAACTTTAGGTATAAATGAATGGTTCGTAGAAAGTGCTTCAAGACCACACATAACAATTACTCCAACAGAAATTCCATTTCTAAATACTTCAACATATGTTGCAGGTAGATTTACATGGGGTGTTATTAACGTTACATTCCGTGACCCAATCGGACCTTCGGCTTCACAAGCTTTGATGGAATGGGTTAGATTATGTGCTGAGTCAGTAACAGGTCGTATGGGATATGCTGCGGGTTATAAGAAAAACGTTGAAGTTAGTATGTTAGACCCAACTGGTGTTGTTGTTGAGAAATGGATATTAGAAGGAACATTCTTAAGTGATGTTAACTTCAATACTCTTGACTACAAATCTGACGCTTTAGCGACTATCACAGCAACTTTAAGAATGGACCGTTGTATTTTAGTATACTAATAAAAAAAACAATACAAAATTTTGTAAAATCCTGTATATATTGTTATACAGGATTTTTTTATGGAAGAATATTCAGGATACACATGTAATAGATGTGGAAAAGTGTTTGATTCTAAAGAAGAATTTATTAAACAACACAAAGAAGAGGTTAAAAATGAAATTAAAGATTGATTTACATAATCTTTGGTTTATTTTTTAAATAAAATTAATACGAAATGGATAACGAATTATATAAAGCAGGTACCGAAAACTTTAACTTACCACATGACGTGGTTCAATTACCATCTGGAGGTACTTTTTACAAAAGTAAGAAAAAATCAATTAAAGTTGGTTATTTAACAGCGGTTGATGAAAATTTATTAAGTGGTTCTAATATTGAAAGAGACGGATTAATGATGACTCTTTTAAGAAATAAGGTTTATGAACATGATTTAAGACCTGAAGAATTGTTAGACGTTGATATTCAATCAGTATTGTTATTTTTAAGAAATACTTCTTTTGGACCTGAGTATAGTATGTCTGTTTTAGACCCAAGAACTAATAAGTATTTTGACGCAACAATTGTGTTGGACGAACTTAATATTACAAGACCATTACATGAACCAAATGAGGTTGGGGTGTTTGAAACAAAATTACCAAAGACACAAGCGGTAGTTAAATTAAAACCATTATCATATGGTGAGGAGACAGAAATTGAAAAATCGTTAGAGAAATATCCCGCAGGTTTGGTCCCACCTAGTGTAACAATGAAATTACAAAAACAAATTGTGGAAGTTAATGGAGATTCTTCAATCTCAACTATCTCTAAATTTGTTAATGAACTACCTATATTAGATTCAAAATACATTAAAAATTTCCTTAAAGAAAATGTCCCTTCATTGGACCTAAAAAGACAAGTTAAGACCCCATCAGGAGAAATAGTTACAGTTCAGGTAACGTTTGGGGTTGAGTTTTTTCGTCCGTTCTTCCAATAGTCGGGAATATATTTTAAACTCATACTATTTGATGGGAAAATTTCTGAACACATCTTATTCGGATTTTATGTCTATGCCTGTTTTTGAACGAGAATATTTGTGTAATAAGATAATTGAGATTAACTCCCCAAAAACATAAATGAAATATTTATTAAAAAATATATATTATGTTTAAATTAGGTGATGATGATGGAAATTTAGAGAATTCTAAATCTGCTCAAGATGAGTTTACACAAATGAACACATCGGCAGCGTCTTTAAAGTCCGCTTTAGATAGTATTGCTAATATATTTACTTCAAACCTTGCACCTTCAGCTGAACAAGTAAAGGGTACACTTCTTCTTATTGATAAAAGCGCTGCGGGAATTGCAAAATCATTTGGACAGGGTAGAGAAAATATCCAACAACTAAAAATCGCAATGTCAGACGCTTATTCTGAAGTTGCTAGAATGGGTGGTAAATATAGTGATATTGCGGGTATTCAGGGTAAAGTTGCTGCTGATTTAGGGAGAAATGTTATATTACAATCGAACACAATAGAAAAATTATTTGCAACTCAACAAGTTACAGGACAAAACGCTGAAGTGGTTACAAAATCATTTAAAGACGCTGGTATGAGTGCTTTATATGCTACTGAGAAAATGGGGGATGTTGTAAATATTGCTAGAAGTCAAGGTGTAAACGCTCAAGCGGTTTCTAAACTTGTTGTTGATAACATGAAAAACTTAAATATGTATACCTTTCAAGGAGGTGTTGACGGATTAGCGAAAATGGCGGCACAAGCAACATCAATGAGATTTAGTATGGCTGAAACATTAAAGTTTGGTGAAAAAGTGTTTAATCCTGAAGGGGCGATAGAAACCGCTGCTGCGTTACAAAGATTAGGTGTTACTCAAAGTCAATTATTAGACCCATTAAGATTAATGGATTTGGCTCAAAACGACCCAACAGAATTACAAAATCAATTGGTTGAAATGTCTGCACAATTTGTCCAATTAAATAAAGATGGTCACTTTGAAATTTTACCTGATGCTAAAAGACAGTTAAGGGAAATTTCAAAAGAAATGGGAATTAGTTATGATGAACTCGTTAAAATGTCAATTGGTTCTGCGGAACTTAACGATAAGATGGGTAAGATTAGATTTCCTGGTAATGCATTTACTGATGAACAACAGAAATTTATTGCAAATATGTCTGAAATGGGTTCTGGAGGTGAATACAAGTTAAGAATTGATGGGGAAGAAATCGGATTAGATAAAGCGATGGATATGTTTGCGAAAGATAAAACTAAGCTTGACAAATTTATGGAAGATTCAAGACCTAAAAGTATGGAGGAATTAGCTATTGACCAATTAGATACCTTAACAAAAATTCAATCGGATGTTGCGTCTATGTCTAATAGAACTACAGTTGCGATGTCAAGCTCAAAGATTGGTGAAGATATTTTAGGTAGTGTTAGGAAGATGTCTGGTGTTCCAGCGGCAGAAATGGAAAAAAAACAAATTCTTACAACAGAAGGATTGAGAGAGGATGTTTTTGATGCCGCATCTAAACTGTTATCAGAAAAGCTTGGTGATGGTTTTTCATTATCGGAACTGGATGATATAGTAGTAAAACTTGGTACAATTCTTTTTGATTATGGAAAAATGCAAAAGAAAAAATATAATGAAGATTCATCTTCAGGTGGTGATAAAACAGTAAAAGTGGATGATTTTATACTAAAAACACACCCGATGGATTCTATCGTTTTTACTCCTGAGATGATGGTTGGTGGCACCAATTTATTTGGTGGACAACAGAATGGTATGACTGAAACTAAAAATACTAACGATATTAATATAAATGTTACCTTAACATCAAATGGTGCTGATTTGAATCAACTGACTAAAAAAGAAGTATTAGAACCATTAGTCGCTCATATACAAAAAGTAATTACAGGTGATGGATTGTTAAATAAAAATGGCTCAACACCAAACCCAATTGTTAATTTTCAATATTAATATTAGAAATAAAATTTGAGGTATTTATAAATAAAATTATTAGATGTCAGATAGTTCATTATCATTTGCTTCAACTTCGACGTTTAGAAACAACCTTTTAGGTAGAAATCTTGCTCCGTATA